TATTGAAAGATACTGGCAGAAATGGTGCAACGACTGCGATTTTCTAGGCCGTCACAACTTTACAACGCTTTTACAGCTCGCCGTCACCGCAATGTTGAGGGACGGAGATTGCGGATTTATTATTGTTCGCGACAAAGAGAATTTAAAACTACAAAGCGTGGAGGCCGACCGCATCGGATCGCCTTACGACCAAACCGACACCGACAAATACATCGGTGGCATCAATGTTGACGACTATGGGCGACCCATTTCATACACTATTTTTACGCGTACTATCAATAACCAGTATATTTCTCCTACTGATATTGTTGCAAAAGAGTTTATCCACCTATTCGACGCGGCAAGACTTGACGAATATCGCGGACGCTCTGCTTTCGCTACTGCGTTAAACGCAACAAGAGACTTGCAAGAAGCGATCAAAGCCGAAGTGCAAGCGATCAAATACGCGAGCTATCAGTCCGGCGTGATAACGACCGAGAGCGGAGCCGCAGACGCAGGCGATTACTTCGCTCGCGGCAACACGAACGACCAAGGCCAAGTCGCACGCTTGCAGTCGCTCGATCCGGGCACGGTCAACTATTTGAGCGCAGGCGAGAAAATGGAAATGTTCAAGTCCGACAGACCGACCGGAGCATTCGGAGAGTTCATCCGCTTGGTGCAGGCTCACATTTGCATGGCAGTCGGTCTTCCCTACGGCTTCGCATTCGATGCAGACAAGTCGGGGCCGATGGCACGCATGGAAGCCGCGATGGCAGAGCGCACGTTCCTCCGGTGGCGTGGACTCTTGGAAGGTCAATTTCTCAACCGCATCAAGAATGTTATCCTTCTCGACGCCGCTTCGCGCGGACTCATTCCAGATTCCGAATACTTGCTTGATGGCCGCTGGTGCTGGCCTGCCAAAGTTTCGATTGACTACGGACGCGAGGCATCTGCCGATATTGCACTTTGGAAAGCTGGCTTGAAGACTGCCGGACAAATCTACAGCGACATGGGAGAGGACTACGAGGAAGCACTCCGCGCAAGGGCCAAAGAAGCAAACATGATCAAGGAACTTGGTCAAGAGTTCGACATCCAACCCAACCGCATTTCGGATTCCGTTCCGATTACTGCTATCGACACCATCTTTGACGAGAGCAAGAACGAAGCACCGCCGCTTATCGAGAGCATCGGCATCGGCGGCACGGATGCGCTATCTGGCATCCTCTCCTCGCTCGGTCGCGGAGAACTTTCAGCGGAGCAAGTCGCCGTCATTCTGCGCGTTGTCTTCGGAATGGACGAAGCGAACGCAAACAAAATCATCAACGCCGATCCAGCAAAGCCGCAGGCAGAACCAACACCGTCAGCATTCGAGGCAGACGAGAACAAGCCTAGCAAGGGAATGATCGAGGAGGCCGCTCGTGGCTTGGAGTGGCGCAGGAAATACAACCGAGGCGGAACCGAGGTCGGAGTTGCACGCGCTCGCGACATCTCAAACGGCAAGAATCTTTCCGACGACACGGTCAAGCGAATGCACTCGTTTTTTTCACGTCACGAGGTTGATAAAAAGGGACAGGGTTTTCAACCAGGCGAGGACGGATTCCCGTCCCCAGGCCGCATTGCATGGGCGTTGTGGGGCGGAGACGCCGGACAGACTTGGGCGGCTAAGAAGACGAGCGTGCTGGCAGCAAAAGAAGCTGCGTCAAAACAAAAAGGAATGAAATTCTCACGAGATCAACACGGGAGATTTAGCGGAGTTAATTTGATATCCGAATTGGTAATGCCTACCCCATCGATAGGCGAATCTAAATCTGACTTCGTCTCTCGTTGTATGGGCGATGATGTGATGATCTCCGAATACCCAGAAACCGCACAACGCGCAGCCGTTTGCCAAGCACAAAACAAATGATAACACAAGGAATCGCACTCTCAGCCAAGCAAGCCTTTTTGATAGGGCTGCATCAACCGAACGATCAATATAAAATCGCGCTATACAGAACGAATGCGAAGATCGGGCCGGAACTTCAGAAATACACGCCGAACGGCGAGATCAGCGGCAACGGGTATGAAGCCGGTGGCATAAAGCTATCGGGATTCAAGACAGGCGTTGCAGGAAAATCAGCTTGGGTTTCGTTCGATGACATCAAACTGATCCACGCATCATTCCAGGCTGCAGGAGCCGTTGTTTACAATGCGTCAAAAGATAATGCTGTCATGTGCGTTCTTGCCTTTGGTGGTGAGCGTGGAGTTTTTGATGGCACATTTGAACTCAAGTTCCCTAAACCGACCGAAACTAGTGCATTGATATTGCTCGCATGATCGCGTCAAACATCCTGCAAAATGGCGTCGGCACTTTTTGCACGTTTACGCCGCGAGAAAACCAACCGCCAGCAACTGCATTTGCAACGCTTGACACGCGAAATTCTATCGCCGTTTTAGATTTCGACGATACGACAATCGAGAACTCTATTTATCTCGATGTCATTCCACAATTCGCAATCCTTTCAAGTGGTCTAAATATCCGCTTAATCTGGGCTGCGACAACTGCCACGACAGGAAATTGCGTGTGGCAAGTTGCATTGGAGCGAATGACTACGGATATGGACGCTGACTCGTTCGATACAGCAGCAAGCGCAACGGCAGCAACAAGCGGAACAAGCGGCATTCCCAATTATACAGAAATAACTCTGACGACAATCGACTCCGTCACCGCTGGTGATGCTTTCCGATTAAAAGTCACACGCAATGCAACAAGCGGATCGGATACCATGACAGGCGATGCAGAGTTGATCGCCGTCGAAGTAAGGAGCGCGGCGTAATATGGCTTACCAATTCAATGGGACGAATCAGGATTTGCGAACTTCCTCCGCGCCAGTTAATGCACAAAGCTCGCCTTTTACTATGGCTGTTTTTGTAAATTTAAGAGGTTCGTTGACGGCATTTAATGGAATTTGTGCGATAAACGATAGTAATAATGCCTACACATTATTTACAACAAATTTAGGCAAAATCGGCACTTCTCATTCAAGTGTTGCCACAAATACTTTTGGAGCAATTTCAACAAATTCAATTTCGCAAAACACATGGTTCCATGCGGCCGCAGTAATTCCAAGTATTTCAATCAGAAGTGTTTTTCTTAATGGGGATGAAAATCAAAACACAACATCTTTATCATCAATAAATGCATCTACAAATGTGTCTATAGGAAGTCGCCGACTCTCTGGAACTTTCGGGCTATTTGGAAACATATTTGCAGCGGAAATGGGCGTCTGGAACGCCGCCCTCACCGCCGCCGAAATCGCCTCCCTCGCCAAAGGCATGACCTGTGACAAGGTGCGCCCGCAGTCTCTCGTTTTCCACGCCCCGCTCGTCCGCGAATTGATCGACCAAAAGGGCGGGCGGGTCATCACCAACAACAACGGCGCAACCGTTGCACCACACACCAGAGTTTATGCCTAATTATTACAATCGAACAAATCCTTCCGATCTTCGTGATTTGGCGCAATCTTTGATCGACACTTGGGAAGAATCAAACAACCCAAAATTGCAAGAATGGATTGAGGCTCCGCCGAAACCATCGCCTAATGCGATATGGGATAATGGTCAATGGGTCATCCCCCCACCGCCTTCGTGGACAGCAGAAGAATGGTTGAACAAGGAAGGATACAATTCAACCGGACTTGTGACGCTTCTTGATTTGAGCGGACAACTAATTTCAGCAGGCAAATCCTCGCCAAAACTGACGGCAGTTAAGGGTTGGACGGATGGGATGATCGCCGCATACGCGGCAGATCAGTCGCCGCGAAGCGATTGGACAAATGCCCCATTTGGATTTACAGAAACAACGCAAGAAGCGATCGCAATATTGAACTCCTAAATATATGGCAAACGAATTAAATACAGCACAACCGGCAACAGGTCTCACGGTAACGGCTCAACTCTTTAACTCTGGAATCACGGTTGGATCGGCGATAACTTGCGCTGAGATTGGAACAACTCGTTTTTATACTGGCAATATGCCAGCCATCACAGCAGGGACATATCAGGTTGCTTTCTATAATTCAACAACTCCTATTGCCAGCGGATCGATTGCGTGGAATGGATCGGCTGAGATTCTTGTGAATGATCTTTCAACTGCAACAACCGCAGGGACGGCAATAGCCGTAAGATCGGAGCTTGGGGTTGAGCTTGGGCGCATTGATGTTGCAACTTCTAGTAGACTTGCCAGCGCGTCATACACAACGCCACCAACCGCAGCAGCAAATGCAAGTGCCACCCGAACCGAACTCGCGCCAGAACTCACGGAGATCACCGAGGTTCACGCAATCCACGGACTCGACATTGCCAATGCTTTGACCGTCACACCAACTCAGCGATCAGCCGGGGCAATTACGCAAGCGATCACCGGTGACGGAACTACGAATACGGTTGTTACTCGGATTTAAAGAATGATTGCATCCTTGCTCATTGCAACGCAAGGCTTGCTGGCAAGCCCGACACCGCTTTCAATCGGCGTGCAAGGGCTATTGGTGGCGCAAATCGCGCCTCCAATCTCACCGACTGATCTCCCTGGAGGTGGTGGCGGGGAGAGATTACGCAAAGACACTGTCGTTAGTGTTCGCGGGAACAAAGCCCGAATCACTTGCCATTCTCCGAGCTTAGAAGTTTCTTCGTCATTTAAAGTCGAAGGTTGTCGAACAGGAGTAAATCTAAGCGGAATCGGCATCGATTGCTTTGCGATGGTGGAAGCAACAGGAACTCGAACGCATTTGTGCTCATCAAGGGTGCGGCAAAGAATATCCACGTCATTCGAGATTGTGGGATGCGCTCCAGATGACGAGGCGCAAATCATGGCCGTTGTTCAGTCCGCGCTTGAACAACAGATTCTTGACGACATCGTGCATAGGTATTCCGACTAATTGACATTTGCGCCTTCGCATGGATGTCATCGAAGGAGTATCAATAATTTCAATCGGCGAAGCAAAGGGTCACGGTCTTTACGTTGACGAGACAACTTTGATGCAAGTCAAAGAATGCGCCGAGTCATACAAGGGCGGCGTCAAAGTCAATCTGGATCACGGTGCAGGGATAAAAGACATCGTTGG